CACCAATTACGGTTCCACTTGCTACGATATTACCATTAACATCTAATTCAACTCCTGTAGTAGCAGTCTTACCAATACCAATTTCACCAGTAGAGTTGACTCTTAATCTTTCGACTCCATCAGTTTCAATTGCAACTGTATCATCAGCAGGAAATCTTAAAGATGTATTTTCATCTCCAGTATGTGTAATCTTATCAGTAACAAAAACATCTCCTGCCACAGAAAGATCATTCGTAATTTCTGTAAAAGAGTGATGAATTATAGAAATTACAGAATCAGTGGGAGGCACTTCAGAGAATACAATTGTATTACTACTTTCCGTAATCGTATAAGCATCTGCAGGGTTTTGAGTGATACCATCAATATTTACATGAAAGAAATATGGATTTTCAGTGTCTACTGTAAAACCTAATACATAAGAAGATGTAGTACCACCAGCAGCAGTAATAGTCATGGTCTGAACAGTAGCAGTCTCATCTTCTAATTGATTAATACGACTTCCAAAGTCTGTCAAGGTTGTGCCTACATTAACATTAGTTAATTGAGTATCAATGAAGAGTTCTTCACCCACACGTAGAGTACCTCCTACATCAAAGTCTTCAGTGATTTCCTTAAAAGTTGCACCAATTGCAAATTTATGAAGAACAGAAATTACAGAATCGGCTGGTGGTGTATCAGTGAATACAATAGAATTAGATGTTCCATCGATTGTATAAGCATCAAATGGATTTTGAGTAATACCATCAATGTTTATATCAAAGAAATATGGATTCGCTCCAACCACTTGAAAATTTAATACATAAGTATCAGATATCCCATTACCAATTAGGGTCTGCGCCTTAATATCACTAGTACCACTTTCTAAACTATCAAGTCTGGCTACAAATGAATTGGTCTTCTTTCTCCATGTATCAAATGTATCAGTCAGATCAATCTTTGTATTAAGTGTTTGATAATGATTTGATGAATATACTTTCAATGTTACACTAGTACTTCCAGAAGATAGTGTAAGATCAAGAGAATTATCACCCGCAGGAAAATCTGCTGTTGTTACAAAAGTCTTAAATCCTGTATTATTAACACCCAATTGTATATTGCCACTCAGTGATGTCTCTCCGACAAAATGATCAGTGGTAACACCTTCTCCAGTTATTGTGTAACTGTATGATGATGGCGAAGAGGCATCTGGTGTAGCATCAGTTAAACCGAGTTTAAAAGATTCGCCAGCTGCAATATATGCTTTGTCTAAACTTAAATATACCATGTTTCTATTTATCTAATTTTTGTATAATGATTGACATCATTGTTTTAAGTTCACTTATATCTTTTTCTATCTGCTTAACTTTTTTAGAACTTTTTCTTCTCCTTAATGCGGTCTCATATGCCGCATCATCAATTGATATTATAGCAGAAGATTTAAGGCTCTTAACTAAAGAATCGTGATCTTCAATTTTAATGTAATCTTCTTGCATTTAAGTAGTGGCAATTGCTCTAAAATCTTTTACAGTTGGAACATTTTCATGTTCATTTGAAACCAATACAATTTTAACTTGAAATGATTGGTAACTATCTAGATTACTTGCACTTTCGAATAAAATTTCTTCGAAGTCTTCACCACCAATTGGAATTACTTTTTTTGGAGATATTTCTATATAATCAAGATTTTTGATATCTTCTTCTCCAGTCTTAAATCTGGCGTAGACTTTTATATTAGAACCTTCAATGGGTCGAATAATATTAAGATATATATTTAATTGATCAGCCGGTTTATTAAGTTCGACTTCTCTTGTAAGATACCTTGCTACTGCAGACCCATGTGTAGGACTAAGTTCACCATCAATTCCAACAGGACTATCATCATTTAATAAATCTGTTTCAGTGGTGATTAAGTTTTTAATGGATATCAATGATGTTCGATCCAAATCAATGGTAGGCGTTACATATTCAGAATCACTTGATAATGTAGCCTTGAGTTTTATATCATTATCGGATGTTACAGATGTGTTTCCACTTGATCTGTAGATATCTTCATCCGTTGTTATATCATAATAACTATTACCACCATCTGTACTTAACTGATAATTAATCGATGTCTCTGGAAGTGTTATTGATTCTGATAAAACACTCAATTGTGAGTATGAGAGAGGCCCATTACTATTAGGATCAGGTGGTGAATCAAGACCATCACCAATTCCAAATGTATCAAAGATTAGTTCTCTTGGAGTATCAACAGGATACCTAGCTCTATAGAAAGCAAACTTGAAGTCTTTATTCTGATCTGCTGTCCATGTCGAAGCATTTTGTGACTTAAACATCACACCTGTATATGGATTCTTAGCAATGTATTCACCTGTCAAGACATCATCTTTACCAATATCGGAAAGCCACATTCTATAAGCATCGTCATTTGAAAGAACAACTATGGCATATTCTACACCAGGCTTTAGATAGATTGGTGTTTCGAATCTGAATTTAGTTGGAAGGCTTGCATCCTCAGACACATCGACTTCTTCCGGCAATAATGTAACTTCACTACCTGGCACCTGTTCTTGAGAAGGATAGCCATTATCTGTTGTGACGATATACATTTGAAGTGGAACATTTGCTGATTTATTACGGAAGTATAAATCTAATGAAGTTGCATATAAACCAGATTCAATTTCACCAATCATGAATGATTGTGCAAGGGGATCACGCCAGCATCTTCTACGCCAGTTTTGATTATAATAATATCCGTAGTAGCGGCCATATCTATTGTACCTATGACGATATCTTCTATGTCTGTAATACCAAGTATTCCATCTCCAGATATTTCTTCTTTGCGTGACTCTTTCCTCAGTCAATTTGACTTTTCGTGTCGATACCACAGTTTTTTGCATATGTTGCATTACACCAGTAGCAGAATAATCTGCGGTGGCACTAGTAGTAGCCTCCGTGCTATCATTCTCATCACTATCTGTAAATACAACTTTTCTTTCTCCAGTCCTAAACTTATGAGCAGCATTATTAGGTATCACAAAGAAGCCTTCGATATTACCATGAATATCGGTTATGATCTCTTGTCTTGGTGGCAGCCCTGTCGAAGGTGAGTCTGAGTCTTCTAATTGCTGAAAGATTGTAGTTGGTTCTTTATCTAAGAATGTTTGAATATCCCTATTACCACTATATTGTTTAAAGTCTGCCAAGGTTGCATATTTACTAATGTCAACGCCATCAAAGTATATGTACATCTTGGTATTAGGTCTAAACATCTTGCCCTGAAAATATACTCTTCTTGAGCGAATGAAAGGTACAACTGAAGTATCAACAACTTTCTCATTGATAACATTTCTTACAGTTTCAATGGATGCTGTTGTTCTAACTCCTTCTCTTGTTTGTGATGCCCTATGTAGATGCCATCTACGCCACCATCTGTTTCTCCGATATCTTCCTCTTCCATTGTACCATCTTCCTCTCCAGTAGCGTCTTCCCCAACCCCATCTTGATCTTCCTACCCATTGTGTTCTCCAAGAATTCCATCTTGTACCTTGGGCTTTAGTAGCATCTGCAATACTTCTCAAAACATCTGGATCATTTTCTCTATTGATAACAACGTCTGGTCTCTGTGATGTCTCTTTCCATTCATCAGATGATGGTGAAAGTTTAACCTCTCCCCACCACGCTGCAACGGCATAAGGATTGACACTCATGTGTGTACTTGCTTTCAGTTGTTCAATGAATGGTATTTCATTGTCTCCATAATCAAGGGAAGCTATGCCTCCGTATGAAGAAAACTCATCTTGTAATATAAATCTTGTATTTGCTTGATCAAATAGGGGTCTTAAAATACCCTCTTCTGGGTCCATTGAACATAGATATCCAGCATCATCTATATCACCTACAGTATGACCATTAAAACTATCTACAATGACACCATTTTTAAATCTTTCGTATAGTGCGTCTGTATCAAAAATTTGTTTACCAGATGCTTCTTTTTCAAGAAGAGATAATGTCATCTGATATTCTATGTTTTTAACTCTTTGCTCAATCTCACCAATATCTCGCATGGTGTATCCACGATTATCAACATATCTGGAGTTAATGTCTCTTATGTCAAATGTGAATGCAGGCACATCAACAGTGTAAAGATGCATAGAATTTTCTGGAGTCTCTGGTTCATTAGGATTAAGAGCAGGTGTACCTGCTATAACTCTGAACTCGCCTAAATTATCAACAATAACTTTATCGATTCTATTGAGATAATAACTTACAGTAGCTTCGACAACACTATTTGGATCAATGAATGCTATACCAGTTGCACCATCATCTGGTCTAAAATCTAATACATCTGAAAGTCGAGTATCATTGTATGATGGAATATCTTCGTAATCTACTGAGTATGAATTTCTACTGTAAAAATCTCCACTACTACGAAGAAAATAATGATATTTAACTGAAACATCACCATTTGAAAGATCGACCGAACCTGTATATCTTATCTTTGATTTTTTATAGATGCCGTCTCTCTGCCCATTATCAATTACAATGTCATTTGTGATATCGTATTCTACGGGATTATTACTATCCGATACATCAGTATATATTGCAGTATCAACACTTAAAACATCGAACTTAGCAAGATCAGTGAAATTACTGGTCAAAGTATTTGCCGCGAAAACTTCATTGAACTCGGTTCTAGATTTCGTAGCGTGAATCAATTTCCTTTTATAAGAAAGAAGCACATCCATTTGATCACCATCAATATATTGTTGTGGTGTATCTTCATTTATTGTCAGTGTTACTGTACTATTATTCGAACCTGAAATCAATACACTTTCGATAGGAACAATGTTGCCATTGATATCGGTAACAATGTAAGAGTTCTCACTCTCATCAAAGAATCTAGCGTTAAGATCTGAAATCTGAATCTTATTTTCATCAGAAACAATTATACCATTTTTCTTTTCTCTTAGTGTAAATTCAGTATTGCTTACATCTGAGATATTATCATATGGCAATTCAAAGATGGATTTTGAAAATTCTGAATCTTGTAAACCAACAGCCGCAGTAAAAGTAATAGAAAATCCAGAAGTAGCAGTTCCAGTAGTGGCTGTTGGATCAATCGGTCCACTAAGATCATAAAGATATAATCTATACTTTCCTCCTACAAGTTCTAATCCTCTTATCTTAGATGTGATATTTCCAATAGTGAGAGTTTCACCTAGATTAGGCAAGCCACCTGTAAATCCATCACACTCAAGATAATTTCCTAATCGAGCAGTGGTGTATACTTCAACATTATTATCTGTTGTTCTTGCCTTCGGGACTGGAACATCTACTCTTGATTCTGGAGCAATCCTAAATCCTTCAACATAAGCCACCGAGGGTTCAATACCAATGACAAATCTAGATTTACCATAATCATGAACCATTGTATCACTTGAGCTAGGATCAATATTTGTATTCGAATCTGGTGCAACACCAGAAATATCTCCTACTTCTACTTCAATTCCAAAAGTTTTAATTTGATCAGATGTAAATAATCCTCTATTCTCTGAGTCAGTTGTATCATTTAGATATTCACGAATATCAATCACAAATGGATTTACTGCATAGTCACCACTTTCTTCAGAAGTTCTTCGTGCCAAAGTAGATTCAATATTATCGGAAAATATAGTTTTTGATTTTTCTTGAATATTATTATGGACAATTGTCAATATCTCTGAAAATGAACCTTGTGCAATGATATCATTATTTTTACCAATGACCACAGAACTATTATCATTAATAAAAGTATAATCATCACCAGTTTGAGTACCAGCAACTGTAGCGTCATCACTAATGAATGCTAGATCAAGTTCTATTGCATATCTGTCTGCGCCTGGCGCATTAAAATTCGGTGTTCCTGCGGCATTATCTAAAAGTGTGGGATCAGAGCCCGATGATTTTACACTTTCAATAACTTCAAGGACAACTTTACCACTAATTAGATAGTCTCTATTAGGTTTAATCATGTAGATTTCTTGCTCATCACATAAGACAAACTCACCCTTAACAAAGAAAACGCCACTCTCTACCTTGGCTAGTGCAGCATATTTGATAGAGGTAATTTTACCAATTCTACCATTTGCTTCTGCAATCGTACCAAAGTCTTCTAAAGCATAGATAACATCATCATTAGAAAATTCTCTAATATTTTCATTATCATTATCTTGAACTGAATTTTCATAACGAATGAAAAGTCTATATTCAGTATCAGATGTTCCAATTGGATCAGCCTTCATGATAGATGCTTCAAGAACACTCTGGGCAGGCGTCGAGTCTATGCTACCGGCACCATTCTTAATCATAATAAGATTATCGATTGCAGAACCCGGTGCTGTATCGAACTCTACATCGATTGCATAGATATCATCTTCGAAATTCTTTTCGCCATCGATGACTGATGCGCCATCAGAAAATACTCCCTGTCCAAATTTATCAATCTGAGACTGAATCACAGATTGCATCTGATTCAATTCTCGTGACTGAACACTAACACCAGGCTTATATAAAATCCTTAGATAATTTTTTTCTTCGGGTGTTTTTCCTGTGGCTGGATCAATGGAATGAAAATCATCATTGTATGGTGGGTCACTATAAGTTTTTATTGTGTTTTCTGACATATCAATTATTTATAATAAATTAATGTATTAAATTGTGATCACTATCACGAAATATTACTGATACATTTCTTGTATAGTTAGTGTAGAAATTCCGACGGGCGAATGATTTGCACTAGCTTTTGTATTCGATCTGTTAATATAAATATCAACGGTTGTCTCACACGTACACTGAATCTTATACGAAATAGGTACTCCTACAGTCATTGTCTCGTCGGTTTGATTAGTAGAATACAAAAATCTTCTACATCTGGCTCTTATTGAGGCATTCCCAAGCCAATTCTGATTGGCATCAATTGACCAAAAGCCTTCAGCTTCAGTAGGACTTGGACTTAAATAAGCCGAACCGGCTTGTGCATAACTAAGGGTCGCGCCAAATTGCCATCTGTTATTTGCTTGACTCCAGAGGAAATATCCGCCTGAGTTGTTAGGAGTTGGGACACCATTCACTAAATCTCTCCCATTATACCAGTACTGATTGATTTCGTCGTAGTAATATGCAGTGTCGAACACATCACCAGTAGAAGTATTAGTTGTTACCCATACTACTTTCGGTGAATCCAGAACACTGGGATTATCAAGGTAATTAATTCCACCAGTTTGCATTGCGTATCCTCCGTAGTAGCCTACTGCAAATGTAGCTTGTCTATTTAGATTATCGAGGTCGCCTAAAGAACCATGGATGTCTCGGAATCCCTCCGGGCTAGAATCTGACTGAACCTCTCTAAGTAATTTAAATATTACTGAATATGAAGCATTATTTACAGCAGCAGAAACAGAAGCTTGAACATACATCTTGGAATTAGAGTACTTTGGGATAATACTAGCTGTAAGACCGGGAATATCAAACCATTGATTGTTTGGATTGGTGGTTATAACTTGGCTATTAGTCTTAACAACTTGTACAATGTTTGGTTTATAATCATTGACCGTAGGTATTGCCGCACTAACAGTCGCTATTTCTGAATCAACATAAGCCTTAACACTACCTTGGGTTGCACCCTTTGTATCATCTGTTCCTAGACTATCATTATTAATAAGTATGCCTCCCACAATAGGCACTTCAACAGGCGAGGCAGATGCTCCCGATATATTACCAATGATTGTCTGATCAGTCTGAGGAGCTAACTTTGGTAAAGTTACACTTTCATCCAAAAGAGTAGCTGCAACAGAATTTGAAGCAGTGATAGCATTATCTACATAAAGCTTGGTTGTGGCATGACCATTATTAGTTGGAGTAGATGTTGTAACAGTTCCAATCACGATAACATCTCCACCTGCACTAACATCTCCACTAGCACTAATATTACCACTAGAACTAATATTACCACTGACATCTAAAGCTTCTGCTGGATTACTGACACCAATACCAACCTTACCAGAACGATCAATTACCATTCTTTGTGTTAAACCTTTACTATTAATCGTAGTATCATTTAATAGACCCGAAGTAGCAAAAATCAGTTCACCATCACCATAATTAGTATCTGATTCACTAGTTGCACCTACAACTCCTCCAACTCCAAGTGGGCTTCGGCAATAAATTCCTGCAGTCGCTGCTCTAAAATCAGTGGAACCAGTCTCCTTACTTGCGAATAAAATACTTGGTGCAAAACTTCCGGCTGTACCAGATGAATTATATAATACTATACCATGTGAATTTGGCCCATCTGTACTATTATCATTATCAGAGATGACTAATGAAAATTCATCTTTATCCAAGAAATAATTATTATTACTATCCACATCAGAACCAGATCCAATTGGATCGTAATCAGTGTGTGCACCTATATTTTTAATATAGAGTTTATCATTACCTTGGGGTGTACCTGTATTCCAATCAGTTCCTATCTCTTGTGTTAGAAATTCATCTCCAAAATTTATGTCAGAAGAATTTCCATCTTCTGCAATGTATGAAAATACATTTGTATTATTATCATACGAGAAACTGGTTAAAGTCTCTTCGCCACCTTGTAGAAAGATATCTGATAAAGATAATCTTACAGTCGATCCGCCCTGATCTAATACTATTAATTCTGAGCCGGATGGAGTAGTCCCACCAGGCAAACCTGTTATTGTTACATCTGCCATTAGAATTGTATTACTATTTTAATATCTTCGGTTTGATCAATATTTCTCACGATCTTCTTGCGATGATCAACAAACATGACCTTACCTGTATTGTGAACATACTCACTATTTACTAATCCAGTGATTTCGCTGCCTGTATAAGTTAGTGCTTCGCCTCCAGTAGAAGGTGTTACAGTTATATCATCGTCGGCAGAAAATGGAATATAATTCACATCATTACTGGAATTACTGTGATAATAAATTCTATCATTTGTAGTATCATAGCCATCAACATATGCAATGGTATCTGAGCCTGTATGAGTCTGCAAAATTATTGATCCAGTCGGAGCCGCGGCCGCAAGTGTACCTGGGGCAAATTGAATGTAATTAACTGCATCCAAGGCATTTTCATCTTCATATGATGCACCATCATCATTAACCGATGGGCTATCAAGACTTCTTTCTGGATTTTTTACAAGAGATATCTGACGAATGGGTGTATCCACAAGGGCTTCACCATCGACTGTTCCTGTAAATCGACTATAACAGCCGGCATAAAAGGAAGGTAGATCAGACATAGGTCTAGAGCCAAAACCATCTAGCGGGGCAATAAGAGGTCTAACAACAACATCATCTCTCAAAGTACCATTAGAATTATAAACTTGAACTGTTGCTTTAAAATAACCAGTTAAAACATCCGAAGGTGATGATACATCATTTATATCGACATAATCAATTCTCTGAAGAGAGTTATTACCACCACCAATTTGTAAAGCAAATCTTGAATCGGTATTTAGAATCACTTCGGGCTTAGCGTTACCATTTACATCAATTCCAGTTAATTTGAATACTGTAGTACTGTCGAGACCTGTTCCACTAGTTTCTACATTAAAATTATATAGAAGTCCACCTGTAGCTGCACGGGCATTTGTAAAATCAGTCAAATCGACATTGACTGGAATAAATTCTGGAGTGTAAAATGGTGAAGCTTCATCATTATTCTGTAGAAATGCCCAGACGTAACTATCACTTGTCTTCCTTACATGATTATCTGTGTCAAATGTGGTATAGGCTGTCAATGTAGCACCGTATGGTGATTCAGTTGATGCTACTAACTCACCATTATCATTTTTATTATCTAAGCAGACATAGATATTATTATTTACTGTAATGTATGAAGGATATTGGCTGCCCTCAAGATCGAAAGTTTTAGGATCATATGGATCGTAAACTTTATATTTTCTACCACTTTTCCATTCGTTCCTTGGGATAAGAGCTTTTTGATCAGATACTTTTACCAAGGAAATAAGATTGTCTAGTACATCAGCATCTTCGATAATGGTTCCGTTTGGTAGTGGAACAGAAAACAACGGATTGTCTTCTGGTAACGTAGCGTCATCTGGCCACTTATCAGTTTTCCCCAGTCCAATGAAGTAATCGCTCCCAGAAGAGATTACATCGTCTATAAATCTTTTACAAGATTCTTTTCTAAAATTATTTGTAATTATTGCGCTCATCGATGTTATTTATATGTATTTAAAATGAAAATGAGATATATTCAAGTGATAATATTGATTTCATTGGAGTTTGTTAGAGTTGTTATATCATCACCACTTAATGTTATAAGATTAAATGATTCAGTTGAACTTACTGATATAAAGCTAGATATATTTGAAAATAGTCTATTCCTATTAATAGTTTTATTTATCGTTACATTTTTATATTCATTGATACTATCTTTATCCAAGAATTTTAAATTTTTAATGTAGTCATCTCTGGTAGTTTCATAATGATTTGCATCACTTTGTGATAAAAATAATAGAGTTACTTTAACAAGTCTAAGAAATCCATCTTCATCAAGTTCATTGATTTTCTGGAAATTCTTAAGAGTTAGATTCACATTGATCACATTCCCTAATAAACCATATTGAAACATTGGCATATGATCACCAATATCATCACTATAATCTGACTTATGTGGTTGAGTTAATCCTATTTGCCAATTGAGATCATCATAGTTTCGTGTCTTATACAAATCATAATAGTTGTCGGGTAGTGTTTTCTCGTATTTCCGTGTCAGTGAATTAAATCTAACAAATCGACCTATCCAATTGTTTCTTCTTGCTATAAGTAAAGATAATATTGCAAAGAATTTAAATCCTGCAGGATGAACCAGATCATTGAATGAATTCTTCCATTCAAGTACCGATACCGAAGAGTTAATCACATATGAAAAATCCTGCCAGAAAAAACTATCTTGGATAACATCTGAATCAGATAAAAATCCTTTAGTATCGAGATAGGTCGCGCCATTATAATTACCAGATGATAGTTTAAATAACTGCTCACGAGGATACTGAATAGAGATGACATCATCATAAAAAATCTTAAAGAAATTTATAATACTGTCTTCGGAACCCTTTGTCAAATAATACTTGACTATTTTCTTGTAAAGAGAAACTCTATCAAATGCGGCTGCCCTCGGAATATTTTTGGCTATCTCTTTTTGTATCAAATCCAAATACTGAATAGATGTACGATCAATATCTTGTTCTGAAACAATATTGTCTATATCTTTTGATGGTAGCCCATCAGTATTCAGATAAGAATAATAATCTTCAATAAAATTAATGAAGTTTTTAGCACCTTCTCTCAAGTGCATAGGCACAAGAGAATCCACAGTATTTGATTGTGTGGTTGCGGGCCTCGCTGTTGCAATTGCTATTTCCATTAATCTTGTCTATTATACGTTTTATAATCGCCAGCACCAGATGCTCCACCTACAGCAATAGTATCGATGTCTCCAGAAATATCAGATTTATCAACATCAAATTGAATTAAATTATTTCTTTTTGCAACAACATCATTTGAAGCTGGAGAAACATATATGTTAATTGTCTTTGCTTCTTGAGTTGGTATAGGATTTAATGCAATTAAACCCGTGGATGGTGTGAGTGTGCCAACATTATCTTGAACCTTGATCATGGCTCCTGTAGAGTCAACTCTAAAAATAGATATCTTTCTTGTTGTAGCATTTAAAGGTTCATCACTTAAACTAACAATGAAATCAAGATATTTGAATGTGTCTGAGGATATAAAGGATTCATTATCATCTATATCACCATAAATCTCAAATCCAAATGAGAGTTCAGACGATATTGTATCTCCTTCTTGCAAAGCCTTTTGTTTATAAGCATAGACTCTAGCAACTGAACTGATGATCGAATCATTTGAACTATCAATCGTAGATAGTAGATTTGAATGACGGAATACAGTATTGAAACTTGAGATAACATCATCATTATAATTTCTTAAAACTGTTCTTACATCAGATTCAAGATCATTTTTACTCAAGTCAGTCTGATTTGAATTATACTTAAAGAATACATCAAAATATAGATATGTAAAATCTGGATCAACTATTTCTGTGGTAGTTGATGCAACATTTTTTGAAGATAGTAAATCTGTTAATTGTTGTTTTTCAGTATCCGTTAATGTATTTTCTGAACTAGGTTTTATTGATATAAAAATCTTTCCATATTGGGGTGGAACATTATCTTGACCGCCCCAAACAGAAATAATGTCAGCTGCAGGAAAATCTCTATTAATTAAAGCTAAGTAATCATCAACTGTAACTGCTCTTTCTTGTGATGCAAATGTTAGTGGAGCATTAAATCGAATTGATTCAGTACTTTCTTTGGGCGCACCTCCTGCAGCCTTAGATACCAATGTGATTGCAGTCGGAGCTGGATCACTCGATGCCCATGTGAAAGAAGTTGCATTATTTGCTTGTTCTCCAAGTGTACTTACGTATTCAAATTCAATAATAT